ACTCTGTATTAAATTCTCCACTGACAAGATATCTAGTATAAGTAAAAGAAACTGTACATTTTAACAAAGAAGAGGAATCATAAGATACGGGCATTGATTGTATATTAATTGGATATGCCTGAAAAAATCTATAACGAATATATCTTCCATTATAATCTCTTTCAAATTTATTCAAATAAACTTCTGTTCTGTATCCACTTCCAGATTGATTGGATCTTCTAGCTCTTCCAGTACCATTTGGATATCTCACCTTATAAGAATAATTTGGTAGTTCTATTGCATTATTTTTTACTCCATTTTCATCAGTATATTGCTCATTTACAATATACCCAATCCAATTTTCAAAGAATTTAATTATATTATAATCGTGATCAACATAAAAAGTAAAATCAACTCGGTCATCATAAATCCTACGATATGCGTGCTTCTCAGTTACACCAGTAAAATCATTATTAATATCCAAAGTTGCTAAAGAAGAACCGGGCAAAGAAGTTTCACAACAAAGCAAAGAATAAATCTCTGCATAATTATTATCATAAGCAACTCCAATACCAGCTTCTTGTCTTTGCTTCAACCAATTTTGAACATCAACTGGAGGATTAAACCAACATTGAAAATGAGAAGTTAGTGCAGGTCTTAATATTTTTGATTTTATATCAAATACACTTTTCTTTGATGGAGACGGAGATGCCATCTATAAATACTTTTTAACTGGTATATATTATGTATTAAGGAAAATGGCAGAAAGTATTAAGAGTAAATACAAACCATCTTATCCACAAAAATACAAAGGTGACCCAAATAATATTATTTGTAGAAGTAGTTGGGAAAGACGTTTCTGTAGTTGGTGTGATTTAAATGAAAATATTTTAGAATGGGGCAGTGAAGAATTTTACATTCCATATCGTTCTCCAGTAGATAATAGAGTTCACAGATACTTTCCAGATTTTATTATTAAAGTAAAAGAACAATCTGGAAAAGTTAAAACTTATGTAATTGAAGTAAAACCCAAAAAACAAACTGTTCCTCCACAAAAAAAGAGTAGAGTCACTAAATCATATCTTTATGAATGTACGACTTATGCAGTGAATCAAGCAAAGTGGAAAGCTGCAGAAGAGTTTTGTAAGGACAGATTATTGGAGTTTAAAGTAATCACAGAAGAAGATTTGGGTATCAAGTAATGGCAGAAGGTTTCGGTCAATATATTGCAGGATCAACGGCAAGAGTTAGAAAACTCAAACAAGAAGTTGGAAGGATGAGTGTAAAAGATCCAGAAGACATTATGGTTTTGATTATGGATATCTTTAAAGAAAAAACTTGGATACCAGAACCAGGAAAGTTTTATACGTTCGTTTATAATCCTAAGACTCCAAATATTGAATATGATCAGCACCCGTTAATTGCTTGTACAGAAGTTCAACGGTGGGGATTTAAAGCAATTAATTTTCACTGGAGAGAATCAAGAAATTATACTTGGGAAGAAATAGCAGGACAACTTCACGTCATTAAGTATGAAGAACTTGATGAACTTCTTTCTATACCTTATGCAAAATTCCTTCTAAATAAATAAAAACTCCTTATAAATGTCTCATACTCTACAAAAAATTGAGATCATTAATCCTCTTGTAAACGGGGAGAGAGTTTGATGGCAACTAAAACAATTGTCAGTGATCAAAGTAAAACTCCTGTTGGAAGTCAAAAAACAGAATTATATACTAGAACAAGGATCACATATTCATTAGATCAAAATGGAAAGGTAGATTCAAATTCAATAAAACAAGAAATATTATATCAACAAGTACCAGGAGATCCCCCAGTAATTGCTGCAACAAGAACTGGCGCAACTGGAGATTTTACTTTTACTAAGAACAGTTTTACTGGAGAAACATATTTTGGAGCAGATGCTCAAAAGTCTCTTAAAGAAGGGGCACTAAAAACTACTACACAACAACAAATAAACACTGCATCTAAAAAAGAAGGATTAACACCAGAACAAACTAAAGCAGTATCAGGGTCTTCTAATGCAGCAACATCAACAGAAACAGGAGACCCAATAACCAATGAAGATAGAAAATTTTTTGAGGGAGAAAGAGAAAGTATAGAAAAAAATCAAAGACAAAAATATGACGATGTAATTTATCCTGAAGGATTAAAATTAGAATATCAAGATTGTATCAAATTCTCAATTGTAAAATATCAACAATCTGGATTAAGACCTTTTGGTTCACAAGATCCAAACTTGAGAAGAGTAATTCTTGAAAATGGAGTACCTTTAATTAAAGAAAGACAGAGATTAGCAACGATAGTGTTACCAATACCAGGAGGAATTCAAGATTCAAATCAAGTTGTATGGTCATCATCAGAATTAAATGATATTCAACAAGCATTTGGTAATCTTGCACAAACTGGGATAATGGGAGGAAATTTTGCAGAAGAAGCAAAAAAATCAGCTGAAGCAGCTACAAAACCAGGCAGTGGAGTTAGAACTGCATTTATATCAAAATTAACAGAAAGTGCTATTGGGCAAGGTAATTTAATGCAAAGACAGTTTGGAACCATCATAAATCCAAACTTAGAATTACTTTTTAATTCTCCAGGCCTTCGTCAGTTTTCCTTTAGTTTTAAATTATCACCACGTTCAAAAACTGAAGCAGAAATAGTTAGAAAAATTATTAGAAATTTTAAACAAGCAATGTCGGTAAAAAGATCTACTTCTTCATTTTTATTACAAACACCACATACCTTTGCAATTTCTTATATTTTTAAAAACAAAGATCATCCATACTTAAATAAATTTAAAGAGTGTGCATTAACAAATTGTAATGTAAATTACACTCCAGAAGCAACATATATGTCCTTTGAAGATGGAGCAATGGTTTCATACCAACTTGATTTAACTTTCCAAGAACTTGAGCCAATTTATGATGATGATTATGGTAGTGGATACACCAACATAGGTTACTAAAATGCCAAGTTACTTCCGCCAAGTTCCAAACTTTGAATACGTTAGCAGACTTCCAGATGCTAAGATTGGAGACTATGCTCCTCTTAAAAATCTATTCAAGAAAGGAAAATTAAGAGAAGATATTTTTCAAAACTTAGCATTCTTCACCAAGTATCAGATCAAAGGTAATGATCGTCCAGATAATGTAGCATATGAAGTTTATCAAGACTCCAGTTTAGATTGGGTGATTCTTTTATGCAACAATATCGTAAATATTCAAACAGAATGGCCATTACCTCAACAACAATTTGATGATTTGATACTATCCAAATACGGAGATTATGAAACTCTATATGGAGGTATTCATCATTACGAAACAACAGAAATTAAAAATAGTCAAGATGTAATTATTGTTCCTGGAGGACTTCAAGTTTCATCACCATACTCTATAAGTTTTTATGATTATTTTATTGATCAACAAGTTGATAGTGGAAATATAGCAGTTCCAGTCACAAACTATGAATATGAAGAAAAACTAGAAAACGATAAAAGAAATATTTTTGTTTTAAAATCCCAATACTTAAATGTTGTTTTGAATGATATGGACGAAATTATGCCTTATAAAAAAGGGTCCTCACAGTATGTTAGTGAGGACCTTAAGAGAGGAGATAATATTAAACTTTACTCTTAATCATTCGTCAGCAAGACGAGAGAAATATGCAAGAGCATCATCTTCATCGTCATCCATCTCTTTGGTGACAACGGGAAGTGAAGGGGACTTAGAACGAGCATAGGACTCTTCAAGTTCCTTTACAACAGCACTCTCAACATTGTTCTCCGAGTAATCATCGTACTCAGTTTCTTCTTCAACAGAAGAACGAGAAGAACCTTTCTGTCCAAGTACATACCTCAGACGCTTTTCAAGTTCTTCATAAGACTTGAATTGATCGGGAGCAGTTACAGCAGCAAGAGAATACTCTTTCTTCCAGATTGCTTCCAGAGCATCATCATCGTCCAGCAGAGGTTCCACAGAACCAAACTCAGACTTGTCGTAGTTCCAATAACCATCCTTCTTCACAATCTTCAGTTTGAAGTTTGCACCTTGCCAAAAGTCAAAAGGATTGATAGGAGTTTCATCCTCAAACTCAGGTTGCATTGCTTCCATAATCTTATCAAAGATTTTCTTACCATACTTAAACAGGAAGACTTTACCTTCGTTTGTGGGATTGGTAGGATCCTTTACAACGTAGATATTTGAATAGTAAGATAGTTTACGCTTCTGCTTACGAACAGTTTCTTTATTTGCTTCAGTACCGCTGTTCCACAGTTCGCGGTTGTATTCCCCAAGAGGATCTTTCTGACCGATTGTAGTCAGAGAGTTCTCAATGTACCATCCTCCAGGTCCCTGAAAGGCGTGTGAATACATTTTTGCCCAAGGAACTTCTTCACCTTCGGGGGCAGGAAGAAAACGGATCACGGCAAAACCGTTACCAGTCTTATCCACTTCAGGTTTCCAGAGACGCTCATCAGCACCACCAGAAGTTGTGCTCATCTTCTCTACTTCTTTTACAAGTTTTTGCGTAAGAGAACCCAAAGAAGATTGTTTCTTAAGATCTTTAAAAGACATTAGATTACCTCGTATTTGTACGGATTTGGCTTTTGTGTACTTCGTTATTCTACAGGTCGGAACCTGTTTTGTCAATCTGTTGTTTCATTACTTCAAGCATTTTAGACATATTATTCAAAATAATATTCATATCAACATTTGGAGGAAGTCCCATCATTGTTGCAGACTGTGTAATTCTTTCTTTCATTTCAACTGCTTCTGGATCATCAGATAAACTTAATCTAGTGTAAAGAACTTTTTGTTTTTCAAGAAGTTTTTCAAGAACCTTAACGTGATTAAGTTTTTCTTCTTTTGTCATTGTAGAAAACTTAAAGACATTACGGTAAACATCTTCTTGCAATTCACCAATTTCTGCCATCTCAGCACGAACAACTTCAGATTTAAAGAAACTCATTTATCCCCCAAAATAATTTCTTTCAGAATATTTTTATAACGCTGTACATCAATATGTAGGAAGGGAGAATATTTTTTCATCTTCATACTTACAGATTCCCACACAGGATCTTTAAGTTTCTTATCAAAGTTTTTCCCGAACAGGAATATTCTATCATAAATCACTAGTGTTTCAAGACTAATGTTCCCGTTCAGGAAATTTTTAAGAACTGGTGGATGTCCTTTGGAACACTTAAAGACTTCATCTATTTTTTTATCTTCAAACAAATTTTGAGTTTCTTGTTTAAAGACATAGGAAAGTGATTGGTTTTTCTTTTTCCAGTCTTCATATCTTCTATCACCTTCTCGGATCATTTCACCAATCCAAAGTTTGCTTGGATCAGTACAGGTAATAAAGTTTGATACAAAGAACTCTACAACTTCTTGATCTGTTTTTTGACGTGCTACTTTTTCAAACCAAAAACGATCTTTGCGTTTATAAAAAGATTGAACCGTTGCACGACTTTTACCACAATACTTAAAGTAGTCATAACTATCTTTTGTAAAGTGATTCTTTAAAGACAGATAACATTTATAGGCATCAACCGGCATCATTCAAAAAACTAATTTAGCGCGGGAAGTTTTTTTGAGAAAGTTAAGTTCCATTGCTTCATACTTAATTTTCTCTTTCAAAGGCTTAGAGATCAATTTAGGAACAGATTCTACATCAATGCTATTCTTTTCACAGAAGTGAATAATCGCATCAATATAGTTCATATCCTCATTAGTATGAACCAAGGACTCAATTTCTTGAGCAAATTTTGATGGACAAAAGAACTTACTTTCTAATGCTTTTTCTAATTCATTTTCCATCTGACCCAGTATTGTAATGTACAAATTCTTTGATATAACGGACTAATAACTTAATATAATCCCCTTTGTTTCTTTTGTCAAATACTTTGACTTCACCACCAGGAGTGACCATCAAAGTAATGAGTTTTTTAATTGGTTTTTCCGTGAGTTCATAATAAGCTGCTGCATAAAACATTTCTTGGACGAAATAGTTTTCAATCCACTCTTCTGGTTTGATTTTGTCTGAAGTTTTAAAGTCAATTACCGCAAGTTCCCCTTCATATTCGGCAATACAATCAACTCGTCCTGCAAGCCCGTAGTACTGTGAATATAAAGTTCTTTCAATTGCGTGTATGTTATTTATCTTATCAAGTTCTGGTTTGAGGTGATAGAACATAAACTTTGTTAGGGGTTGATAATCATCCCAGTTCAGTTCTTTATTTTCAAGATAGTCCTGACAAACTTGGTGAAAATCAGTTCCTCGTGCTGTTGCTCTTTTAGTGATACGATTTGCTTCTTCTAGACCAACACGCTCTCTCCACTTTACAAAAATCTGTCGATTATAAAAAGACGTTACAGAAGTGATAGAAGGCACCCACTGACCATCAGGAAGATGGTACAGACGGATGCCATTTTGTTCTTTCTTTTCTAATTCAAGGTCACCTAAAAAATTATGATGAATAAAACTCATACACCTACTTCCATTTTTGCAAGAATATATTCTTTAACTAATCCAGAACGAACAATGTCTTCTACG